TATGGTTTTACATCATTTAGCAGATAGACTATCTTGTAGAGAACCATATTCTGAGTGGTTGTTAAAATGTACTGGTAAGAGGTATCGCTATGCTCAGAAAAGTTAAACTTTACGGAGAACTAGCTGACTTTGTAGGTCATAAAGAATTAGATGCTGTAATAAATTGTACTGCTGATGCTATACGTTTTCTTGTTACTAATTTTCCAAAATTAGAAGCACACATGGCTAATAGACATTATCAAGTGCTTGTTGATGATTATGAAATAGGAGAAGAAGATATACATAATCCAATAGGACAATCTGATATTAGTATTGTTCCTGTTATTGCTGGTGCTGGAGGTGGTAGAGGTTTAGGAAAAATATTATTAGGAGCAGCTTTAATTGGATTATCTTTTTCCGGAGCAATATTTGCAAATCCTGTTAATTTGGTTGGCAATACTATTGGGATTGGAGCAAAAACAGTGGGTATGTTAGGAGTATCTTTAGCTCTTCAAGGTGTAACTGAAATGTTATTTCCTTTACCTCAACCACAAGATTTTAGTAATGAAGAAGATCCAAGAATATCATTTAGTTTTTCTGGAGTGCAAAATACTAGCAGGGCTGGTACTTCTCATCCAATAGCTTATGGTGAGATAGTAACAGGATCAGTTGTTATTTCTGCTGGAATTGACACTAATCAGGTACAAGCATGACAGATAAAATTATTAGAGGTTCTGGTGGTCCTCCTCCTACTCCACCATCTCCGACAAGAGCACCTGATACTTTAAATAGTAGACAGTTTGCCACGATTCAGGATTTATTATCTGAAGGAGAAATAGAAGGTTTTGCTACTCCATCAAAAGCAGGACTTACAAAAGGATCTACTGCTTATAACAATGCAGCATTGAAAGATATATTTTTAAACGATACTCCGATACTTAATGCTAACGCCAGCAATACAAGTCCACAGACTTCTGATTTTAACTTTCAAAATGTAGGATTTACACCTCGTTTTGGAACGTCAAACCAAGAGCATATTCCTGGGATTGAAAGTAGTCAGTCTACAACAAGTGTGGGAGTAACAGTAACAACTTCTTCCCCTGTTACCCGTCAGATAACAAATACTAATGTTGATGCTGTAAAAGTAACCGTAACCTTTCCGCAATTACAAAAAGCTACAGATCAAGGAGATTTGCTTGGTTCTTCTGTCCAGTTAAAAATACAAGT